CATCATCAATAATATACCCCACAAAGTAAACAAAAGTTAATATGCAAATGAGGTTTTAAATTTAGGGCGGGGCTACTGCTGATTGGCCGAGAAACGTTGATGCAAATGACGTCACGACGCACGGCTAACGGTCGCCGCGGAGGCGTAACTGGACATGTAAGCCATTTTGGACGTGGGCAAGATGGCGCCCTACGACTAAGTTACATGTAAGGGCAAAAGTGACGTAACGTGGGAACCCGGAAGTCAAGTCACGAAATCGATACGAGGAAGTGAGAACGCGGAAGTGTTTTCGCAAAAACACCCAGGGCGTGTGTGTTTTTTTGGCGGGGTTTTTAGACCTTTGGTCATTACGTCAGTGTAAGGTGCCTTTAAATAGGGAGCTAAGTCAGTGGGTAGTCAGTCGCTGCTGTTGGCGCTTGTACTGCTGTGCTCTTTGTCTACTGGTAAGCGGGCTGAGCTATGGCTGAATCTCTGTATGCTTTCATAGATAGTCCTGGAGGATTGCTCCCGTCCAGGAAGGGCTAGCAATAGATATAATTTTTTTTGCCCTGAATCTTTCCACATTCCTCCGCATGGGGTGGTATTGCTTCACCTAAAAGTGAGTGTGCTGGTTCCTACTGGATATCAGGGCAGATTTATGGCCTTGAATGACTACCATGCCAGGGACATACTAACCCAGTCCGATGTGATTTTTGCCGGAAGAAGACAGGAACTTACTGTGCTGCTTTTTAATCACACGGACCGATTTTTGTATGTCCGCAAGGGCCACCCAGTGGGTACCCTGCTGCTGGAAAGAGTGATTTTTCCTTCAGTGAAAATAGCCACCTTAGTTTAGCGCATGCTTTCTGTTTTTCAGACTCTCATCTCTACTAACCATGCTTTCAGCGACGCGGTGTAAGCTACCACATTGTGGTCCCTGGGGTCCTAGTGACTTATTTACAGGACTTTTCTATTACGCAAATGATTAAAGAAAAAACTACCACGCTTTATCACTCACATTTTGGAAGGCATCACCGGAGACACAAAGAGAGCTTATTCCAGCATGCAGTTTTTGGGTGCTAGCTTTGGAGCATTAAAGTTTTCCCTCACGCTTGCCAGTCCCACGCTTAGCCCTGGCTCTGAATTGTCAGCTGTAGTGGCCCAGGACTTAAGTGACTTTTTGCAGCTGACATTGAGGCGCGAGCTCAGGGCGGAGGGCAGAACCTTATTGAATCTTGTTGTTTTGAACACGCTGCAGGTGGTGGAGCAGCAGGATCTGTTTCTATTATGAAGGTCTGCCTGATTATGAAAGTGGAGGGGGCACTGTGGGAGCTTTTCAACATGTGCGGAGTGGATTTACACCAACAATTTGTAGAGATAATCCAAGGCTGGAAAAATGAGAATTACCTGGGGATGGTGCAGGAATGTAACCTGATGATTGATGAAATCGATGGAGGGCCAGCCTTTAATGTGATTCTTATGCTGGATGTACGCGTAGAGCCACTGCTCGAAGCCACGGTCGAGCACCTTGAAAATAGAGTGGGTTTTGACCTGGCTGTCTGTTTCCACCAGCACAGCGGAGGGGAACGCTGTCACCTGCGTGACTTGCACTTTATCGTCCTTCGAGACCGTTTGGAATAAAAATGGTTCTTCCAATCCTGCCACCGCCCCCTCTGAATGATAGACAAGGCAGCATTAACTGGATGGGGATGGCCTACAGAGTCCTGGCTGATGTGATGAGGGGAATTCGCATGGACGGGTTTTTTATTTCATCAGATGCAGAGGAACTTCTCCAGAATCTTCGAGAATGGATGTACTTCAGTTGGATGACTGAGCGGCAGCAGCGAAAGGACGGCCGCAGGAGGGGTATATGCTGTTCAAGGGCCCATTTCTGCTGGCAGAAGTACGACAAGGTACGCAAGAGAATCCACTACAATGCAAACCGAGATTCAATCCAGCTCGCTCCGCCATCATCCATATCGCAGGGCCCGTTTACCACGATCTGATGATGAAACCAGGGCTTCACTGACTGATCAACATCCCCTGTTGCCCGATTGTGATCATGCAGATTATCATAATGTAAGTTCTGTCCGTGGATTACCATGTGCTGCTGGCTTTACCCTGCTCCAAGAGTTTCCAGTCCCCTGGGATATGATCCTCACCACAGAGGAAATAAAAATTTTAAAAAGATGTATGTCAGTGTGCCTGTGCCCCGCTACCCTGGACTTGGTAAGAGCTCAGATGGTGAGCGGGTACGAGCGCTGGATCCTGCATTGCCACTGTTCATCCCCTGGCTCCCTGCAGTGTCGGGCGGGAGGCACCCTGCTGGCCGTGTGGTTCAGGAGAGTCATTTACGGGTGCATGTTCAACCAGCGCTTCCCCTGGTACCGCCAGATTGTAAACAGAAACATGCCCAAAGAGATCATGTATATGGGCAGTGTGTTCATGAGGGGCAGGCACCTGATATACTGCCGCATCTGGTACGATGGTCACGTGGGTTCCATCATCCCCAACATGAGCTTTGGCTGGAGCACCCTGAATTATGGGCTGCTGAATAACATGGTGATTATGTGCTGCACTTACTGTGAGAACATGGCAGAGATCAGGATGCGGTGCTGTGCTCGACGCACCAGGAGACTGATGCTGAAGGCTGTTGGGATCATAGTTAGAGAGACTTGTGATCCCGATCCCATTTGCAGCAGCCGCACCGAGCCCCGGCGGCAGAGACTGCTGAGGGCGCTGATGGAGAGGCACAGACCCATCCTGTTTTCCGAGTATGAATCTGTGCGTTCTTCTCGTTCCACCAGACTGTGACCTGGACTGTGAGGCCCGCTTGGATGACTTTTCAGAGGACGGCTTCATTTCAATCACCGATCCCCGTTTGGCTCGTCAGGAAACTGTGTGGATTATAGACCCCAAGTCCAGTTCCCGCAATAATCAGAACATTTCCTTATTTAAGGCCACCGTGCTGAGAGAACCGTGTACACTGTGAAATGGGCTGGTGGTGGGAGATTGACTACTCGCGCTGGTGTAAAAATCAATAAAGATACATAAAATTTGAAATAAAAAACACGTTTATTGGTCTTTTATTGTTGGGCAATATAGGAGAAGGTAAAGGAAGTGGTTTCAAATTCAACCCTGGCATATTCTTTATTCCATACAAATTCAAATGTTATAGAGTAAGCACTATCTGCTTCTTCATTAAAAGTAACCTTAATTACAACTGGCTGATATGCCAAACCTCCAAGATATATGTTCCCATAGACTATATCCCTTGCATATTTTTTAGAGCCAGTGGTAGGTTTTGGGTAGGCTACCAAATTAGGCATAAATTCAACTGCATTTTTATATGCCTCAGATACAGTTAAATTGTCACTTCTAAAGTTCCAATATGTGGAATCAAGGTTTGAACTTGGGAGAAGTACACCTTTATTATCAAAAAGAAGTTTTATTTTAAATGATTTAAGAGTTGGATTTGTAGCGTGGTCTATGTATTGATATTTTCCTGACACCACAATCAAAGACACATTAGCTAATATTTGACTTCCACACTTTGTAAGTACCAAAGTGAGTTTTGAATCCTTCTCCTTATCAATCCTGCAATTAGGAGATGTGTCTGGTGTTGTCCAAAGTGTGCGCGTGTCATACTTTGGGTTCCATGCTACCAAGTATCCATCATTGTCAAATGTTAACCCTTCTCTTGCTCTTACACTTATACCAATTCCTCTGCTGCTACCATCTGTATTTTGCAAATTTTCAGTGCCTATTCCTTTCCCTGTTAAAACCACAAGTTTGCCAATTAAATCTTTCAACCCTCCAGCACTTTTGTCATCTAATATTTTTAATCCATGTCCTACTTTTAAACTAAGTTTATTGGCACTAACCTCAAATGGATCAACATAAACAAGCTCAAGTTTTTTATTGTTTGCAAGTTGCAAGGGAGCCTTAGGGTCTACAGTCATACTTCCTTCTTGCAAAGTAAGTCCCCCTCCCACCTTGAGTGAGACATCACCATTGGCTATGGTGATTGGGTCAGCCAGTTTGAGTGACAGGACCCCAGGGGGGAAGTTTTTGAATCCATCGGAGGAGACAAAGGGGGGAGTGAGGAAGGGGATATTCTGATTCCGCGCGTAGCCATAGGGGTAGACGGGGTTGAAGTCATCTTCCACCCGGAGCCTCTTTGACATCTGAGAGGGAAGACAATGAAAATTGTGGACCAGGAATTTGACATCCCTTTCAAGGTGTGGAGAAAGTTCGCCGCCCGCCGGAGACTGGAGTACCAGAGTTGGGAGGAGGGTACCGAGGTGCTGCTGAACAACTACACCAGAGACATACTTTCAGATTTCAAGTAAGTGATCTTTATTAAATGATTAGTTCCAATGATTTATTTTTGCGAGTAATTTGGGATAGGGGAAGGGGCTGATTGTTTTTTTTGGTTTTTAATCAACATCAGTTCATGGGGAGGAGGTCGCGGAGTCCGCAAAGGGTCTTGAGAAGGGAGTAGATACACTCGGGGCTTTCGCAGGAGCAGTGGATGCAGCCGTTGGTCTCGCCCGACTGCTGGGTGATGACTATGGGGTTGACGCCCACCATGCAGGTGAACTTCTGCTTCTGCTGGGGCATCTCATAGGTGAGGCGATGCTGTTTGCCGTTGGACACGAGCTCGTAGGTGATCTTTGCCTGTTTGACCAGGCAGAAGATGCCCTTCTTGCACTGGTGGATGTTGATGGCATCGAGGAGCTCCTTGGCGGCACGCTCCTGCTGCTGACGGACGCGCAGTTGCAGGATGCGCTGCTCGGAGGCCTGGCCGTCCATCTCGAGGTCCAGGTGGTGGTCAGTCATCGCCGCCGGTTATGTGAAAGTAGCTAACAGTGGAAGGGGGTCGGGGAGGGGGCTCTTCTAAGTACTGAATCATGGGAAACTGATTTCTGCGGGGAGGCGGTGTGGGTGGTGGCGTGGAGGCTAGTGAACTGCTTTCTAGTGTGTATGTGAATGCCTCAACAGAGTTCCATCCAAGATCAAAACAGGGGTAGATCATGATGGCAAAGAAAGTGCAGGAGCAGACCATAACTATTCCCACAATCACCAAGTAATAGGAGGGCATATCAATTTTCTCCTGATAGCAGTCTAAGAAATTCCATATGTCCGCCAATTTGCATTTAGAGTAATCAGCAGTAGCGAGGGCATGGGATAAGAGCGATAGCAGTATGAGCAGAGTCTGCATGGTCATATGAGCCTTAAAATTCTGGCTACGTTCTCGTCCCTGTATTCGGGACTATGATGAAGTAATTGTAGCGCGCGCAGCACCAGTCGATGAGCTGCAGGAAGGTGATGACCAGGCAGACAATGCTGCAGACGCAGGTGCAGGTGAGCAGGGCAAAGAGGAGTAGGTGGGGAAAGGCCCTAGACAGTCGGGCGAGGCGTGCGAAACTGCCGCAAAGGCAGCACAGATGTTGAAGAGACAGAAGAGGATGTTAAATAGGAAGAACTAGGAATCATGGCTGATCACCATACTGTAAAAGAGAAAAGAAGATTCCTTAAGCCTCCATCCACTTGGAGTGGCTGAGGTTCCCCAATCACTGGCCTGTAGATGGGCCTCCTAGATTTCTTTCTGGCTTTACAGCAGACAAAGTACAGAAGAACCACAAGAATAAAGATCCCACAGACAACCAGAAAAGTAATTTGAATATCCAAACCTGAGTAAGGCTGGCCATGCATCAATGATACTCCGGTTTCATTAGTCCAAGCAAGCGAAGTTAAATTTGCAGTGCTGATAAAGGCACTTGAGGTAGCCTCTGTCTGTTCAGTAGTACTTTCCTCCCTCAACAAATACCTAACCAACACAGTATTATTCTGCACTGTGGTGTCTAGCTGTGTAGTGTGAGTAGTGGTCTTAACAGTTGACTGTGTAGTTGTACTAACTGTGGTGGGTGCCTTGGTTGTAGGCAGTTCAATTATTGTCAACATATAAAAAGATAATTTTTGATGCTCATAATTTCCAGAATCTTCAAATGTGGTTTTGTTGTTTTTATAGGTTAATTTTTTAATTTCATTTTTATAGCTTTCAGCTTTGTATGTGCCAGAAGTAATGTTGGCAGTGGCAGTAATAGTAATGCTTCCATTATTGAAGCATTTGTATGCAGTAACATTCCATTCACAAATATTTTTCCATCCATCTTTATGATATCTTGTCCATGTAGTTTGTGGATAAGTCCCATTCAATGTAATTTTACCACCTCTAGTGACATTAACATTAATCATTGCAGCTGAACTAAGTGTGACTATGCTAATCAGAACGCAAGCTGTGAAAGCCTTCATGGTTCTGAAATGAGAGTGACTGAGTTTCAGTAAGAGAAGCTGAGTAGTGGGTCTACCATATGATTGTATGACCTGGGACGCTTGCGGCAGCAGATGTAGCATATGAAAATAATGATTAGAGTTACAAAGCCCGCGATCACTCCCACCACGATTGCCACAGTAGTTGATGGAATTTTGTCTTGATTAGAATCAATTTGCAATTCAAATCTGTGTTTCTGATCAGGAGTAGTAGGCCTGGTGTACGGCTGAATTTTCACACTTTGAGAATTAGTAGTGTTTACTTTTACTCTGTATCTTTTGCTGTTGCCTCTGTCATTAGTACCATAGTAAACTCCCTCATAAAGTTTAGTTACATTGATTAGGGTTAGGTTTTGATTGTCACACTTACACCCTAACTTATACCCAGGCTCACATGGTCTTTTTAAATCATCATCATACCAAGTGACCTTTCCATCTGGACCAACTAAAGTTACGTTTGACCCACTAGTGACTGTAATTAGTTTTGTGTCAGGTGTGTTTGGCTTTAGTTTAGATGGCCTCCTGCGCGATGGCTTTTGTTTGTCATTAGTTTTCTTTTGACTTGTTTCTTTTTGCCCACCCTGCTTATGGTCACTTTGTTTTTGACCAGTCTGTTTTTGTTCTGTTTCTTTACTATGGTCTTCTACCTTCATCTCTTCTGATTTTGGAAAACCATCTGACACTACAACCTCATACCAAGTTCTTTCAGTTCCCTGGCGATTATAACCAAGATAAGCTCCATCATGTGTAAGATTTATAAACAACAGTGTAAGATTTTGCATGTCACAGGTGTGGTTGAATTCTGGATGAAAAACTTTATCCCCAATGCAAAATTGTAAACCATCCTGATTAAACCAACTAACTGGAATTCCTGGAGGCCCAACTAAGGTTTTGTTCTCTCCCATATTAACATACACATATTCTGGCTCTGGTTGTGGCTTTACAGTAACAGGAGGAGGTGGTATAACTGTGACTTTATAGTCTTCTTTATGAGTACTCTGCTTATTATAGCCCATGTATGTTCTTTCATGGGTTTTGTTCACATGAATCAGAGTTAAGTTTTGATCATTACAACTATGTCTGATCTGTGGATTCTTAACTGTACTTCCATCACAAAATTGCAATCCAGTGCTATCATACCATGTGATCTGGAATATCTGAGGTCCCACTAAAGTTATATTAGCCCACCATGTAGCATTGATGGTATGAATCCTGCCTGACTAAAAGTTACAAGAAGAGAGAGCAGCACGATACGGATCACTGTATTCATGGTTCTGCGAAGAGAAAAGATTTATAGCAATTTTTCCTTCTCCTCATTTCCATACCTAGGCTTGCGCTTTAGGAACCACACTAAAGCCCCTACCAGCAGACCTGACATTGCACAGGCCATGATCACAAAAGCCAAAGAAAACCCAACCATGTTATCCTTGGTAGGGGGCCACAAGCCATGAAGTCTAGCCACATGCAGTGTGATATCACACATGACTTCAAAAATGAATTTGAAACCAAAAGTGTGATTTCCATTGCTACCATGGACAGTGACCGTGTAGTTCTGCTCATCTCCTGGTTCCCAGTCGCCCACCCATGCATTTCCCATGGTACGGTTTTTGAATGTGATGTTGAGAGGGCATGTATGCTCGCATTTGATGACTACTGTGCATATCACACTCCTCTCATTGCCTGTGGTGATGTTACATCGTGGCTGTTCGTGGCATGACAGTACACCCCCCACCAGGGAAAGGATAATCAGCAAGAGCCCCTTCATGGTTCCTCCCAACAATGTCTGACCCAGCAGATAAAGATTTTGATTTCGATCCAGCAAGGAAGGTAATACAGCACCGCTATGCACCCACCCAGGACCACCCCTAAAATCAAATACCCAACCGCTTCAATATGTTTACCCCCCTCTGTTAGAGAGGGAACCCAGAGCTCACCTCCGGTTTTAGGAGTGTTAGTATCAAAAAGAAGGTTAGATGTTTCTGTAGCGGCTGTGCTGCTGTCGGTAACGTTCACCAAAGTGAAAGTGTGGAAGCAAGGTCCGCTCTGGCAGTGGTAGGTTCCCTCTACAAAAGGATTGTAGAGTACTAGCTTAGTCTTTCTGGTAGTATAAGTTAGTCCACTGGTAAGGTTGTTGGGTATTTCAATACCGTCGTTGGCGCAGGCGTTGGAGACTGCGAAGGAAGTGTTTTTAAAAAGCCAGAGGATGTATTTGTCCCCCGGTCTGCAGTTGAATTTTACCTCAGTCTGGTTGGTGAGGTTGAAGGTCTTGTTGCGAGTGCGACGACACGGGATCCCAGAGTATTGTAGGAGTTTAGCTTTTATTAAACTCAGCACACAGAGTACAACAAAAATTCTCATGCAACTTCGGGGTTGGACAGATGCAGTAGACGGTGTAGGTGGTGCCTCCCCGGTCCCGCTCGACCAGGAAGGGTTGCTGGGTGAAGAACCTAACCAGGTGAGACTCGGTGGTGCCCTCTACGGTGATCCGCACTCCGTGTGCAGGGCCGTTGGGGTGCTCCTCGGGAAACTCAAAGTAGATAAGTCCGCAGCTCTCCCGGGCGAAGCAGCGCAGGCGGCGGCAGTGGTCTAGGTGCCTCAACCGAGCGAGCTCAGCCGAGTCACCATAAGACATTCAGTCGTGGCCGTCCACCGCTTCTCTCACTGCGTCGAAGTTCGGTATGAACTCGTCCGGGTAGAGGCCTGGCGATCCCGAGAAGGGGTTGAAGTAGACCGAGGGCACAAACTCCTCCACAAACTGGAGGGTTCCGATGCCTCCGGAGCGAGGCTCCGAAGAGCTGCTCTGCAAGGTCAGGTAGCCTGGTTGGGAGTGAAGGACGATCTCCCGGCTCCGGCTAGTTGGAACACTCCGTCCGGTCGCAGACCGATTGAAGAGCTCACCAACTCGTCGTTGAGCTGTGTGCCTCTGCCTCGTATCACCAGGGTTTTTATACCCGATTGTGGGCGGAGCGGGCACCGGGAAGCGCCGCCGGCCAGCTGGACACCTGAGTTAGTCATGCGGACTTCGGCCAGTGCGTCACGCGGAAGTAGTACGGTAGTCGGCCCGGGGATTTCCTGATACACCAGGGTGGAGGGCCAATTACGCGGGTTGAGCTTTGCCTGGGCGTTGAGGTGACCGCCGCCTGCTCCAACAATATCTGGTTTCGATGGTTACGGACCCCGTTGACCCGTGAGATCATCGAGGGGCCGGCACTGAGCCAGTTCATGCGGGTGGAGTAGTCCTGGGAGGCGCCCGCGGCCAGGCCCATCTGGGGCTGATAGCTCCACATGTAAGGGGTGGGAATCTCCTTGCTCATGGTGGCGATGAGGTAATTCCCGCCTTTTTTCCGGGTGGGCGCGCCTTAGTCTTTAAGAGTGAGCGCGCAGTACTTGTGGAACAGAGCCTCGGCGTCTTCGAGAGTGCGCTGCAGCTGATCTTCGTTTTTGTGGTACAAGCAACTGCGGGTGAGCGAGCGCAGAGACCGGTTTTTTACTTTGAGCTCTTGCTGCTGACCTCGACTCTGCTGAAAAATGGCATAAAGAGTGGGGAAGATCCGATTCCTCAGCTCCCTGGTGGTCAATGGCTCGTTCGCCGCGATCCTCANGCCTCCTCCGGCGACTCCTCTTACTCTGATTTTTTCTTAGCTGTGAAGGTGACGGTAGTAATGCAACACGTTGCGGGGGATGTTCACCCCGCGATGGAAGAGCAGATAGCGGCGGGCGAAACGATGTTCCCCCCGCAGTCTTGCAAGCAGGCGATGATCCCGCTTTGTGGGCCTCCATGATTCGTAGCCCTGCCGCTCGTGCTTACCGTCACCTTCACTCGATCCATCTACGAGGAGCTTGGCGGACTGCGAGTTGTATCCGTGACCGCCGGGCTGCGGCGCGGATGGTGCGGCGACGGTGTCTGTGCTGCTCTTCTTCCACTTTTCCAATTCTTCTTCTTCTGTCTCTTCTTCCCATTCGTCTTCTTCTGCTGGCTGTCCCATTCTTCTTCCATCTCTTCCACTAGCGGCTCCTGTTCTTCTTCGGCATGCTGGGGGAGACCCGGGTTGAGCACTTCGCCCGTCTGGGGGTCCAGATAGACCCCTCTACCCTTTTTCAAAAGAAACTCTTGGCGGGATTTTTGGATGGCGTGCAATTGGGCGAGGATCGCGCCCTGGGTGATGACGCAGGCCGTGAGATCCGCGTGCTGCGGGCGCGATTGGTCCTCGAAGAACTTTATCTCATGGGCGTGGTAGTCCTCGGGTACAAATTTGCGCAGGTACGCGGAAGTCCACAACCCCGGCGTGAGTTTCAGCGGAGCGGTGGACTCCTGCGGACCTTGCAGCTCGAAGGTACCGATGACCTGGGTCTCGCTCAGGAGCTGGGGGTTGCAGACCAGGAGCGGTGCGGAGAGCACAGGTTGCAGCGGCAGTGGCACTCTAGCAGCCCCTCGCCGCTCACGTCCTCGATAACATCCGAGTGGTAGGCGATGTAGTTGGCCAGCTGCAAGAGGTAGCAGTGGCTCCACAGCGGCGGGGGACACTCGCGGTAGCTCAGCGGGACAAAGTCGGAGGGGAAGGCGTTGCAGGTGGCGGGCAGCATCCCAGATCGCTCGAGAATGAAAGTGCGGTAGTTTTGCAACATGCTCTGGCTCATGAAGTCGGGCAGCCCGCCTTTCAGCGTCTGCCTCAGGCGCTCGGGGGAGGACGATCTCGGCCAGGTCCGAGGCGACGGTGCGCTCGTCAAAGCCCGTCCACAGCTTTTTGAGGTTTCTAGCAAGAAGCTTGTCCAGCTCCTTCAGGTTCTCGTCCTCGAGACACTGCTGCCACACGCCCATGGCAGCTTGCCATGTGTGGCAGAGAAAGAGAAAGACGCAGTCGCGGACATAGTCCCGCCGCGCCTCGCCCTTCAGGGTCGAGTGGAGCACTGTCTGCCCCAGGCGGTTCTCGTGCAGGATTCCCAGGCAGGAGACCAGTTGGTCAGCTCCACGTTGGAGATCTTGCATGCCTGCCTGACGAAACGTGCTAAAAGTGTAGTGCAGGTCTCCTCGACCTTGCGCAGGTCTCGGGGTCGCTGAAAAAGCGTCGCATGCATTCGAGCTCGAGGGTGACCAGGACCACGGCCAGCATGAGCTTGCGCCGCTGCTCCAGGGCCTGGGGGTCGCGGGTACCAAGCCAGCGCGCAAGCTGCTCATCGCTGACCACGGGCCGGGTGTCCTCGGGGCGCTGCTCCTGACTTTCATCGAGGGCCTCGATGTGGGGCATGATTAGCTGATCCATGATGCGACGCATGACCTTGGGCGGGAGGTTGACGGCGGGGTAGGCGAAGTGGGTGAGCTCAACGCTGCGCTTGAGCACGGCCAGCCTGGCGTTGTCGCCTTCCAACTCTACCAGGGCGCTAGTGTGACCCTCTTCCTCTGCTGTTTCTTTCAGAGCGTTTCGCCGCGCGCGTCTCGTCCCGACCGAGCCCTTCGAAGATTTTGGGCACTCTTCCAGGGAAGCAATATCAGGTATGCGCGCGCCGGGCCCCAGAGCGAGGAGCGCGTCGGCGCGGGTGCGGTTGGCGCGGCAGGAGACGGGGATCTTTTGGTTCTTGAAAAAGATGTGATAGGTGGCAAGGGCCTCGGGGACCGCAAAGACGGGATAGAAGTTGAGACGCGGGTTGGGCTCGCAGGTGCCGTTGGGCTGGCGTTTGGGGGGCACGCGCGGCGAGAAGAGGTTGAGCTCGTAGGCCCGACACAGCTCCTCGACGCTGAGGGGGGTTTCGCTCCGGTCGGCCAGGGCGTCCCGGAGGATGAGGGACTGGCGCTGCAGGTGTTTCAGCAGCACATCCTCCTCTCCTCCCAGGTAGCCATGCTCGAGCCCAGCGTCGGTCTCCTCCTGGCCTGCGTCTTGCTCGTGCTCCTGTTCATCCTGTGGGGTTCTAGACGAGCCGGCTCTTCGAAGCCCAGGTCCTGCTCGATTTTGGGTTGCTCGTGGGTGGTTAAGTCCTCCTCCTGCTCCTGCTTACGCGGCTGCTCCTCCATCTTCCCCTAGGAAACAATGGCCGGCGGCAGTCAGACGTGCGCCGGTTCATGGAGCGAGAGGCCACTCCGCCCCGGGGCCACGGGTCGGCGCGCTATCCGCCGGAGCACGAGAGGAGCCCCTCGCCGCCGCCACCTCCTCTGCCCACCAAGCGCCGAAAGTATCAGCGGGTGGGCTCCGGGTCTTCCGAGAGGACGTGGTCCCCGTGGACAGCCCTCCAAAAAAGAAGCAAGCCAGAAAGACCAAGCATGTGACCAAGGTAGACCCCGACGAAGAGATGCCCCAGGAAGATGCCGTGATTGTGGGAGTGGGATTCAGCCAGCCTCCGGTTCTGTTGAAGGAAGGCAAGGACGGAAAACGTATCGTCGAGCCCGMGACCCCCGGTGTCCTGAACGTGCGCAACCCCCTGAGTCTGCCTCTGGTCTCGTCCTGGGAAAAGGGCATGGATACCATGAACGTGCTGATGGAACGTTACCGCGTCGACAGCGGCCTGCGCGATGCTTACAAGCTCATGCCCGAGCAGACCGAGATCTTCCAAAAGATGTGCCAGACCTGGATGAACGAGGAGGCCCGCGGTCTGCAACTAACCTTCACCACCCAGAAGAGCTTTAGCACCATCATGGGTCGCCTCTTGCAAGGTTACATCTTCAGCCACAGCGGGATCGCGCACAAGAACTGGGAGTGCACCGGCAGTGCCCTGTGGGATCACGGCTGCACCGAGGTGGAAGGCCAGCTCAAGTGTCTGCATGGAACGGTGATGATCCACAAGGACCACGTGGTGGAGATGGATGTGACCAGCGAGAACGGGCAGCGCGCGTTGAAGGAGCAACCCAGCAAAGCCAAGGTGACCCAGAACCGCTGGGGAAGAAGCGTGGTGCAACTGACCAGCCATGACGCGCGCTGCTGCGTGCAGGATGCCGGGTGCGGGAATAACCAGTTCAGCGGGAAGAGCTGCGGCCTGTTTTTCAGCGAGGGGGCCAAGGCCCAACAAGCTTTCAAGCAGATCACGGCCTTTGTCAAGGCCTCTACCCGAATATGCAGCGCGGCGCGGGGATGATGCTGATGCCCGTGCACTGCGAGTGTAACCACAAGCCTCAGAGCGTGCCATTCCTGGGTCGCCAACTGTGCAAGATGACCCCATTCGGCGTGAGCAACGCCGAGGATCTGGACAAGGATCAGATCAGCGACAAGAGCGTGCTGGCCAGCGTAAAGTACCCCAGTCTGATGGTGTTCCAGTGCTGCAACCCCGTGTACCGCAACTCGCGCGCGCAGAGCACCGGTCCCAACTGCGATTTCAAGATATCCGCCCCGGACATGCTGGGCGCCCTGCAGATGAGCCGGCGTATGTGGAGCGAGACCTTCCCCGAGACCCCAGTGCCCAAACTGGTGATCCCCGAGTTCAAGTGGCAGCCCAAGTACCAGTACCGCAACGTGGCCCTCCCCAGCGCGGCGCACAACGATGAGCGCGAGAACCCCTTCGACTTTTAAATAACTTGCATATACTCCAGTGCATGTAAAATAAAAGTGCTGTTTATTGAGATACACGCAGTTGTTTCATTTTGTCAAAAGCGGTGGCGTGTTCGATGGCGGCGCGGTGGGAGCGAAAGTAAGGGGAGTGGCGCGCGAGGAAGCGATAGAGCTCCTCCTGGTTGCGCCTGAGGGTGGGCAGCACCTGTGGCGATTGTAGCATGCCGTTGGGCACCCCCGTCAGCAAGTTCATGGTGGGGTTCCCGTCCATGGGTCGGTCGGGCCAGTGCACGAAGGCATGCAAGAACATGCAACAGAAAAGTCCGCAGGCGGCGGAGTCGGGCCCCTGCACGGTCTGGGTGGACTGTTCGAGGCTGAGACAGCGGTCGGGCGAAGAGGCCACGGCGCTTCGGCGCAGCATGGCCTCGTACTCGAAGCTGTAAATCTGCTTGAGCCGGCGGTCCGAGAACCCAAAGGGGTCGAACATGTAGCAGGTGCGCGAGCGCGGGTTCCAGCCGAAGGCGAGCCAGTGCACGCCTCCGGTCTCGCGGCCGGCCGTGTTGACAATGGCGCAGGCCAGCTTGTCGCCGGCAAGAAAGCCCGGGAATCGCTGTGTCGTGGGTGCCCAAAAAGTAGGCCCGCAGCCCAGGTCGCGCACGATGGACGCGAGCTCTCTTTCGCTGGAGCCGCTCATGCTTAGGTGGTGGCGTTTCCGGCGGAGAACGGCGTGCGCAGGTAGACGGCCTCGATGACGCCGCGGTGCGGCTGGTGCACTCTGACCACGTCGAACACTTCGAAGAGAAGATAGAGGACGGTGGGCTCATCCATGGGGTCCACCTCGAAGGTCATGTCGAGCGCGTGGGCCGAGTTGGCGTAGAACATGTTCTGACCCAGGTCGGTGAAGGCGCCCATGGACATGAAGTTGCTGGAGAAGGGGATGCGCCACATGACCCTGTCGCAGAGGAGACTTTTCTGGGTGACGGATGGCACGGCTGTCTGGCCGATGAGCGGGTAGGGGAAGTTGGCGGGGTAGGGCTGCCCTTGGCGCATGGTGGGTGCAAGGTAGCCGGTGAAGCCCGAGTTGTTGTGCTGGAAGGGCAGGGTGACGGCCTTGTAGTCCTTGTAGTTGATCTCATCGACCACCTGCCTGCTCATGGGCTGGAAGTTGCGGAAGAAGGAGTACATGCGGTCCTTGTAGCCCTCGGGCACGTGGAAGCCCTGGTAGCCGATGTTGTAGTGGGAGAGCATCTGGACGAGGAACCAGTCCTTGGTCATGTTGCATTGGGCCACGTTGTAGCCTTCCCCGTCGACGCTGCGCTTGATCTCGAACTCGTTCGGCGTGAGCAGCCGGTCGTTGCCGGGCCAGCTGACCGAGGAGTCGAACATGATGGAGACTTTCTTGAAGGTGTGGTTAAGGTAAAAGGGTCCGTCAAGGTAGGGGATCGAGCCCGAGTAGACAAAGTAGGGGTCAAAACCCGAGCCGAGGGAGGGAGTTTCCTTGGTTTTCAGACGGGTGAAACTCCAGCCGCGAAAAGCGGCCCAGTTGCGCGAGGGGATGGAGATGGGCACGTTGGTGGCCTTGGCCGGGATGGGGTAGAGCATGTTGGCGGCCGAGAGGTAGTCGTTGAAGGACTGGTCGTTGGTGTCGTTGCGCAGCATGGCTTCCAGGGTGGAGGCGGTGTTGTGCGCCATGGGGAAGAAGGTGGCGTAGAGGTTGACGCTGTCGAAGCGGACGGAGGCGCCGTCGACGCGCAGGTCGTTGCCGAGGGAACTCTGCAGGATCATGTTGACATCCTTGCGGAAGTTCCACTCGTAGGTGTAGGAGCCCGGGAGCAGGAGCAGGTTCTTGATGGCAAAGAACTTTTGGGGCACTTGGATGTGGAAGGGCACGTAGCGGCCGTTGCCCAGAAGCATGGAGCGGTAGCGCAGGCCCGCATTGCGGTGGTGGTTGAAGGGGTTGACGTTGTCCATGGGGTCCAGCGACCATCGGGCGCCTATGTTGATGTAGGCGTCCACCAGCGAGGGGGCTACCACGCGGCCGTTCATGTACTCGTAGGTGTTGGTGTTGGCGGGCAGCGTAACATTGGCCGGCGTGTACTTGTAGGAGTCGGGCAGGTACAAGGCCACGTTCGAGTACAGAAAACTCTTCCACAGGTTGGCCTGGAGGTTGATCTCCATGGCAAAGACGTTGCCCTTGGCGATTTGATTCTGCCTTGCAATGGTATCATCTTTATCCCACTCGCTTTCAACATCACCATCTTGATCTGGTTTCACCTTTACGCCAAGATATGTTGAATTGGTGCCAGTGCCATTCAATGGGAAGCAATAGTTTGGAAGTTCATCTTCCACACCATGATTTTCAATGATCCTGACATCTGGATCATAGCTATCCACCGCAGAGTTCCACATGCTGAAGTATCTGGTTCTGTCACCCAGAGAATCTAGCAAGAGCTGGTAAGACAGCTCGGTGTTTCTGTCTTGCAAGTCGACCACAGCATTCAATTGAGAGGCCTGACCAGCCAGCACACCCATGTTGCCAGTACTGTTGTAGTACATGAGTCCCACAAAGTTGTCTCTGAAGCCAATGTAGTTAGGCCTGTTGGGCATGGACTGCTGTGTCAAATTTACTTCTGAACTGTCATCCTCTTTTCCTGGCTTGTATACCACGTGGGTGTCTGGGGTTTCAAGGTTGACATTTTCAGTGTACAACACAATGTCTGCTTTATATTCTTCGTCTGTGCCTCCTGTGATGGTGCCTCCAGGTGTGTCAAAGAAAGCCAAATCTATGTCATAATCTTTAGGTTGCTGCCCCTCTTCCACTGGCTTAAATTTAGCTTGTCCGCCTTTTTCATTGGTAGGTCTTGCAAATGAGCCATAGCAGGGCTTCATTTTTGTGTCTTTCTTAAGAGCTCTGCCTCCATAGAAGGCTTCAGACTCTTGCCAGTTTTCTTCACCTACTTGAGGTTCTGGCTGATAAAGTTTATTTGCAAAAATATCTTTTTTGCCATCCTCAGCTTTTTCATCAGTTCCAATTACTAAACCTTCAATGGTGATGTTGCTTCCTCCCATGGCAGCTGAGCCATAAGTATGTGTCTTATCAGTTCCCTGACCATTTTCTTTGGCAACCCACTGACTGGGATTGGGAGCGCCCTTGGGGGCAAGGCTGTTGTAAGCCGTGCCCGAGTAGGGTTTGAAACTGGGACCGCGGTCCAGGACGCCGCGGATGTCAAAGTACGTGCTGGCCATGTCTAGCACCCGGTTGTCGCCCACGGCCAGAGTGAAGCGCGCCTTGTACGAGTACTGGTGTCCTCGCGATCCACGGGCACAAAGCGCAGCGTCAGACGCTGGGACCGGTCCGTGGTCACATCGTGGGTCGGGGCCACCGTGGGGTTCCTAAACTTGTTGCCCAGGCTGAAGTACGTGTCGGTGGCGCGGGCAAACTGCACCAGACCCGGGCTCAGGTACTCCGAGGCGTCCTGCCCGGCGATGTGCATGTACGCCCACTGCGGCATCATCGAGGGGGTGGCCATCTTCGCGCGTTCTCTGGCGGTAAGGCACATACAAGTTAAGCTCTCCCTTTAGTGTCCTCCTTCCTCTCTCTCAATAGCATCGGCGGCGCTTCAGACTTTTCACTCCCAGGCCCACAATACTGTGCAGCGTGCTCTGCCAGTTCTGGGCCTGGCGGCGGGCGGGGACGCGGCGCACGGCGGTCGCCACCGGAGGGGGCTGCACAACCGGAGCTGCCTTCGGTGGAGCGGGCGTGGGTGGTGGAGGCAGGTCAAGGGTGGCGGGTTTCATTACACCCGTGGCCAGTGGCGCGATGATGCGCGTGGTGGGCATGCCGGCCTTCACGGCCTCCTCGTACGAAGGCGGCTCGTCCACCTGCAGGATCGTCTCCTCCGCATCTGGCCGCGGCCGCTTCTCGCCCTTCGGCGGCGGAAGAGTTGCATCTTCCATCTCCACCACCGTGGGCGGCCGCGGGTCCAGACGGCTGTTTATCTCGCGCTGCACTGCCTGGTTCGCGATGTCCACCACCCCGTTAATGCCCGAGGCCAGGCCGTCCACCACCTTCTGCTGGAAGTTCTGGTCTTTGAGCTTTTCCCTCAACAACTGCCCCGTGCTACTATTCCAGGCCTTGTTCCCATAGGTCCGGAGCGTCGAGCCGAAATTTTTAAGCCCGCTCCAGACACTGCTCCAATTGAAGGCGCCCCCGTTCAGCTGGCTGGTGCCGATCTCGTTCCAGGTGCCCATGAACGGCCGCGTGCCGTGCCGCGGAGCCAGGGACGCAAAATTGATGTCTTCCATTCTAAAAATATACAGGACCAGGTGTGTCAGAGTCTAAAGAGGCTTTATTCGCACATCAACGGCGCTGCGACGCCTGCAGCGCAACGGAAGCTATGCCCGGGATCGTGCCGATGGCCGCCGCGATTATGGGGATGAGCGCGGGCAGAAAGCCGCCACTCAGGCGCCTGCGCATGGCCCGCCGCCGGCGGCGGTTCAGGCCGCTGCCTGCCATGCCTCTCCTGCGGCGGGATCTTCCTCGGTAATTCGGAACGGGGATGCGCAGGCGGCAAGTGAGAGCCATCTCTCTGCAACAGTATCACAGCACACGGATTAAAGGATGCTGGGGTGGTAGCGCACGGTGGGCAGAACGAGCGAGCGGCCCCGGCGCGTTGGTTACGCGGCGCACGCGGGCGGGGGGCAGACGGCGGCGGGTGGCGGTGCGGCGGCGGCGTTTGCTGGCTGGGCGCCTGCGGCTGGCGTAGTACCGGGTGCCGCGGTAGCCCGGCGTCGGGATAATGGAAGGATGCAACACGTAGTTGGGCATCAGCCGGTTGGCGGGGCCCCATCTTCGCCTCCTGGGAGGCTCGGTGACCGTGGCGACGGTAGAAGTGGAAGCGGTAGCGGTGGAGGCTGGGAGCCAGGGGTCGGTCTGCACCTCGATGCTGGTCGAGGGTTTTTTGTCGACATCCATGTCGGTGGGGATCTGAATGTCCACGGTCTGCACGCCCAGGCCCGGCGCCACCTGCTTGATGGGGCGCACCTTGACCTCGGGCTCCACATCCATTTTCACGGTGTCCAGCACTTCCTCCACGCGCCGGCGCTTGGGCACCATGATCTGCATGGTCGGGTACATGTTCTCGCCCTCGCGCTTGATCCCGCGGCTCGGCAGCAGCACCGCCTGGGGCAGCACCTGCTGCAGGTCACGGGCTTCAGGCTCGGCGTGGGATTGCTCTCGTCCAGCGGCAGCGAGATCAGCTCCTCTTCGCGCGACCGCTTCCCGTAGGCAAACTCGCCCGCCCGCTCTGCCGCCTGGTCCAGGATGTCGTCGTCGCCGTACACCTCGTCATAGCTACGCTTGCTCCTGACCGAGGACCGCTCGCCGGGCGTGAACACCACCGCCGTGCCGGGCCGCAACACGCGTGCACCTGCGCCCCTTCCAATTTACGCGCCGCCGCGGAGCGAACTCGCGCACAAACTCTACTGCCCCCTCGTCCACCTCATCCTTTTTTTTAACCCGCTTGATTTTGCGGGGTTTCTGGTCCGCCTGGGGTGGTCCGTAAATCTCCGGGGCGACGACCTGGAGCATCTCTCTTGTAGATGCGCTTTGACATCGTCGCTTGCGGGGGAGGACACAAGCATTAGATCAGGGACGAGGAGGACGGGTGCGCACGGGCACGCGCACGCCCGTGACGGAGTCGCGCACCCAGTACACGTTTCCGCGCCTGGGTCTGGTCATGCTAGAGATGGCCGCGGCGGCGGCGGCGGCCGCTCGTCTGCGAGTCCTGCCTGCGGGGGGTGCAGTGGCGGCGCGGCGCGCGGCTCGCATCATGGCCCGGCGGCCCGTGCGTCTGGCGCGGCGCAGCAGAGCTCGGGCGGCGCCCCATGGCGGGCGTGCTCCGAATGGCGCCTGGGCGATCCGTCCGCCCGCCGGCTCTTGCGTCTGGCATATCGCCGCCGCGTCGCCACCACGCTGTCAATGAACCGCGTCCACGGTCGAAGGGGCGGGAGTATAGTTGCGCGCGTCGGCGACCACCGAGTCGATGACGTCGTCGACGGTGGTGCGCACGGCGGCGGCGGTGGCAGTCCGCCCGCGCTTGTAAGCGCCCCACGGAGCGCGGAAGTGGCCGCGGACGCGGACGGGGTGCTGCTGGGACGTTTCTTGGCTCCTCCGTACATGCTGCTGGGCCTAGTAATACCCCAGCCGGTGTTATTGCTGGGCGAGATGAGAATAGACATTTTTTAGAAGGTGCGACTGGAAAGCACACGCGGCGCGACTATGCCCAGGGCCTTGTAGACGTAGGGACAGGTGCGGCGACGGGCGTCAGTGACGGTCACTCGCTGGACTCCGCGGATACTGCTGCGCAGCGGTAGCGTCCCGTGATCTGTGAGAGCAGGCACGTTTTCACTGACGGTGGTGATGGTGGGCGCGGGCGGACGGCAGAGGATCTGGTTGTCGGGGAAGCGGTTGAAGACGTGGGTGAGGGAGGTGTAGCTGCGGATGAGCTGGGAGTAGACGGCGAGGTCGTTGTAAAAGCTCTTGGCGCGGAAGGGCATGAGCTCGGCGCCGACCACGGGGTAGTTGCTGACTTGCTGGGTAGAACGGAAGGTGACGGGGTCTTGCATGAGGTCCGGCAGCGACCAGTAGACTTGCTCCGCGCCGCAGGTGACGTCCGGGGTGGTGAGCAGCGTCCACGACTGCACCCCGTTCTCAGGGTCCCGGTAGGTATAGGACAGGTACCAGCTGCGGTACAGCGTGTCCATGGTTCCCTCGATGAGGTTGTAACTTCTCTTGGTATCATCTTGCTTGATGGGCTCAATAACAAGTTCTTTTTCAGCTGCCTTTTCAACCTCTCTTGAGACGCTACTGTCTCCTCTTGCAGGACCATTAGCTTTAGCAGCATTCTCCAATGCCTCCTCTAACTTCTTCTTGCTTTCCAAGTACTTGGGCACATCCAGCAGGGCGGGGATGTTGCCCCCTTCTAGATCCTCATACATGATTCTGAAGCCCTCTTGGAAAGGTTGCTTCTTGCGAATGCCCAGGAGGTTGCTCAGGCGGCTCTCTGTGAAGTCCACCCCGCAGCCCGGCAGCAGCACCACGTCCGGGTGAAAGGCCTCGTAGGTGTAGACCCCTGGCATCACCAGCTTGGTCACAGGGTCCCAGCCCAGCTTGAAATTTCTGCTGTCAAACTTGACTCCAATATCGCTCTCCAGCACGCCATTTTGCCGCCCCACTTGCAAGTAGTTTTCCAAGATGGCGTTGTTCATCAGGTCTATGGTCATGGTCTCGGAAAAGTTGCCCTCGGGCAGGGTAAACTCAAACCACTCATACTCTAAGATATCCTTGCTTAAATCTGTTGCTTCTACCCCCTGTGGGTGTTTTCTAGCCACCATCACCCGCGCCTTAAACTTGCTGGTGAACATGTACTCGTTCACATTGGGCATGTTGGTGTGCAGAATGGTCTTCAGATCACCGCCCCACCGCGACCGCTCGTCAAAATTTATCGTCTGCGTGCTAGCCTCGGCGGGGGTGAAATCGTTGTTCTGCACCACCGTGGTCAGGAAGTTGCTGTGGTCGTTTTGATAGTTCAGGGAAGCGATGTCCGCCGACTTGTTGTCCACCAAGTACACGCGAGTGGTGTCGTACAACGGAGCCAGCTCCGAGTAACGAATGCTGTTTCTGCCCTCCGTAGGAGCCATATACCGCGGAGGCACAAACGGAACCTCCAGGGTCGCCTGCGCCATCACGCTCTCGTACGAGGGAGGAGGAGAGGAAGACACCACCGCACGCCTCATCTCTAACAAGGAAGAGAACGCACGCTATGGCCTTGGTGAGTTTTATTTTGCATTCAAAACATCCGTCGCCCCAGTTTGGGCTGCAGGATGCGCGATATCGGGTTGACCCCACCGCTCCCGCCCAAGTCCAACACGCTGCTATCGTCGGCCGAGTCCTCGTCGTCCCACACCAGGCCCCGCTGCCGGTCGTGGCGCTGTCGCCGCGGCGCGGGCGCAGGCTCCCTATGGTCCTGAGCGTAGGTCTTCCAGCGGTTCAGTTTGTCCACCAGACTCTCTATCCCGTTATTGGCCATGGCGTTCTTGACCCGCGGCGGCTGCAGCAGCGAGTCGTTCAGGTACTCGTCCTCGCCCAGCAAGCGCGGCCGGCTCACCCTGCCGCTGTTCACAGAGCCCGGCAAGCTATGCAAACTCCCTAAGCTAGGAAAGGGGCTCCGACCCACCGCGCCCTCGCTCGCGGGCGTGCGCACCGCCTCCTGGCGCTTTTGCAAGGTCGGTGAAAACACCGCGCTGTCCACGTCGTCCCACAAAAACCCGTCGTTGGGGTCGGGCATGTCGTACTCGCCCGTATAGAACCCCGGCGGCGGAAGCCAGTGCGGGTTCAAAATGGCATTGGTAAAGTAGTCCGAGTTCATGGACGCCGCGCGATGCAGGTAGTCCATTAGCTTATTGATAAACGGCCGGTTGGCGGCGTACATGCTAGGTTCCATGTTGCGCGCGGTCATGTCCAGCGCGGCGCTGGGAGTGGCCCCCTCCTGCATCAGGAAAAGCCCTACGCTCTGCTGCACATATCTCAGGATGCGCTCCTCCTCGGCCGACAGCGCGTACTGCGCCGGGATCTTCTGCTGTCTATTGGTCAGCAAGAAGTTCAGGGTGGCCCTCAGACTGTCGGTGTCGTTCTGCCCCAGCGCGCGGCTCACGCTAGTGATCTCCTGGAAGGTCTGCTCGTCCACCTGCGCCTGGCCTATGGCCTCGCGGTACAGCGTTAGCAGGTGACCCAGGTACGAGTTGCGGTTTACGCTGCCACTGTCGGTGAAGGGCGCGATCAGCAGCAGCAGCAGCCGCGAGTTGGGCGTCAGCAAGCTGCTCACCGTCGACCGGTCGCCCACGGGCGCCTGCACGCCCCACAGCCCGCGCAGGTTCTTGAAAGCCTGGCTCAGGTTCACCGTTTGCAGGCCCTGTCTGCTAGTTTGGAAAAAGTAGTCCGGGCCCGACTGGTACACCTCGCTCTGGGGCACCTCGGTCACCATCAGCCGCAGCGCGCTGATAAAGTTGGTGTAATCATCCTGCCCGCGCGGCACGTTCGCCGGCTGCGTCGCCAGGAAGGCGTTCAGCGCCACCAGCGAGCCCAGGCCCTCGTTCTTGAACCGCTCGCGCTGCGCCACGGCTTCGCGCACGTCCGTCACCAGCCGGTCCAGGTTGGACTGCACGTTTGTGCTGTTGTAGCGGCCTACGCGCTCCAGCAGGGCGTTGTACACTAGCCCGGCCTCGTCGGGACGGATGGCCTTGTTCTCCGCCAGCGCGTTCACGATCGCCAGCACCTTCTCGTGCGTGGGGTTGGTCCGAGAAGGGACCACCGCCTCCAGAATGGCCGAGAGTCTGTTGGCCTGCGGCTGTTGTCTAAAGGACTCGGGGTTGCGGGTCGTCAGGGCCATGATGCGTTGCATCGCAGCCTCCCAGTCGTCCGATGCTAGACCGGACGGCTGGCTTTGCAGCGCCGCCCTTATGGCGGGGTCCGGGGCTTGCTGCATCTAAAAACACATCACGGAGGCGTCAGTACCCCGCAGCGGGTGCATCCTCCTCCTCTTCCTCTTCCTCATCCAAGTCCTCTGGACCGTAGGCGGCCTCCAAGGCGCGCCGGCTCGGCTGCCAATGCAGGTCCGCCCCCATGTCGAAGTARGACTCCTCGCCGCCGGCGGCGCCCCCTACCAGCGCCCGGCGCAGGCTCAGCATCAGCTCGCGGTCGCTCAGCTCGCGCCGCCGGCTCGCGCTCACGGCCTTGTGGATGCGGTCGTTGCGGTACACGCCCAGGTCGTCGCTCAGCGTCAGCACCTTGAGCGCCATGCGCATGTAAAAGCTGTCTATCTTCACCTCCTTGTCTATGGGCACGTACGGCGTCTTGTAAATCTTGCGCGCGTAAAACTTGCCCAGGCTAAGCACCGAGTAGTTGATTGCCGCCACCTTCTCGGCCAAGCTCAGGCTGCGCTCCTGAACTACGATGCTCTGCAAGATGTTGATCAGCTCCAGCAGCCAGCGACCCTCGGGCTCGGCGATGTTTAGCAGCGCCTCCCTGAACGCCTCGTTGTCCCTGCTGTGCTGTACCACCAGGAACAGCTGCGCCGTCAGAGGCTTGCTGTCCGGGTTCTGCACGATGGCCTCCGCCAGGTCCCACAGGTGCATCAGGCCCAGGGCCACCTCCTCGCGCGCGATCAGGGTGCGCACATGGTTGTTGAAACTCTTTTGGAAGTTGCGCTCCTGCTTCACCGTCTGCTCGTAGGCCGTCACCAGGTTGGCCGCCGCCACGTGCGCGCGCGCGGGGCTGATCCCCGTCTGCTCGTTCGGCTCGAAATCCTCGTCGCGCAGCACGCGCTGGCGGTCCAGGCCCTCGCGCAGCTCCCTGCCCGCCCGAAACCGGCAGTCGCGCATCTCCTCGGGCTCCTCCCCGCTGCGGTCCCTGAACAGGTTTTGCGCAGGCACGTACGCCGGGCGCACGTCCTTCTGCAGCTGCACGCGGGGGTGTCGCTCCGGGGAAGGCGCCCCCAGTCTCGCCAGCCCTTCGCCCTCTTCCAAGTCCATCTCTGTCTGTGGCTGTGGCTGGCTAGCGCCGGCGCCTGCTACGGCCGCGGTCGCGGTGGTCGCCGGGGGGGTGGGACGCATTTGGCGCAGGACGGGATGCATCTGGCAAAAAGAAAAAAGGGGGCTCGCTCCCGTAACTGGAGAAGTCGGCTGGCTGTGGGTCTTTAAATCGGCGGGGTGACCAAGTCCCGCTCGCCGCGGCCGTCCGCGAACCGGGTTCTGCCGCGACTCAACCCTGGCGATGCTTCTCCAGACTACGGGCGCGAGCCACTACCCGGCGGGGTTTTCGGCCGCTTTCAAGTCTAGCGACTCCCYTCGGCCGGCAAAAAGGGCTCTTCCCGCGTATCCTGGCGGCTATCGGGCTCGGGTCGAGACGGGAGTGCCAATACCACGTTAGTCGCGGCTCCAGCCTGATTCGAGGGGACTCGAACCGGGGTACACGCGCGGCCTAACCCGTTTGCGTTCCGCCAGGCTACGGAGGAAGAGCCCGCTCAACCGCTTTCGTTTTTGCCTCTAGAGCGTCAATGACTGCGCGCGTCTCACCGGCCAGACCGTGCCGACCATGGACTATTTCCTGCCGCTGCGCAACATCTGGAACCGCGTCCGCGAGTTCCCGCGCGCCTCCACCACCGCTGCCGGCATCACCTGGATGTCCCGCTACCTCTACGGCTACCACCGCCTCATGCTCGAGGACCTGGCCCCGGGCGCGCCGGCCACCCAGCGCTGGCCGCTCTACCGCCAGCCGCCGCCGCACTTCCTAGTCGGATACCAGTACCTTGTGCGCACCTGCAACGACTACGTCTTCGACTCGCGCGCCTTCTCGCGGCTCAGGTACTCCGAGGTCGTGCAGCCCGGCCTGCAGACCGTCAACTGGTCGCTCATGGCCAACTGCACTTACACCATCAACACAGGGGCCTACCACCGCTTCGTCGACATGGACGACTTCCAGGACACCCTCACCCGCGTGCAACAGGCCATCCTCGCCGAGCGCGTCGTCGCCGACCTGGCGCTCGTGCAGCCGCTCAGGGGCGTCGGGGTCACCCGCATGGAAGACTCCGCCTCCGCCAGTGATGACATCGAGAGGCTCATGCATGACTACTACAAGAACCTAAGCCGGTGTCAGGGCCAGGCCTGGGGCATGGCCGAGCGGCTCCGCATCCAGCAAGCGGGACCCAAGGACCTGGTCCTCCTCGCCACCATCCGCCGCCTCAAAAACGCCTACTTCAATTACATCATTAGCAACCGCAATTCTAACAGCGTCCACAGGGCTGCTACGTGTTTGAGCTTACCTTGCGACTGCGATTGGCTAGACGCTTTCCTCGAAAGATTCTCCGATCCGGTCGATCTCGACGCGCTCACGTCCCCTACACCGCAATTGATAAGATGCATCGTCAGCGCCCTCTCGCTGCCCAACGGGGACCCGCCCCATTACCGGGAGATGACCGGCGGCGTCTTCACGCTGCGTCCTCGCGAACGGGGTCGCGCCGTCACCGAAACCATGCGTCGCCGCCGCGGGGAGATGATCGAGCGCTTCGTCGACCGTCTCCCGGTGCGTCGCCGTCGTCGTCGGGCCCCGCCACCACCACCGCCCCCAGAGGAAGAAATAGAAGAGGTTGTCATGGAAGAAGAGGAAGAGGACGAGGCCCCCGGGGATTTCGAGCGCGAGGTGCGCGCCACCATCGCCGAGCTCATCAGGCTCCTGGAAGACGAGCTCACGGTCTCGGCCCGCAACGCCCAGTTTTTCAACTTCGCCGTGGATTTCTACGAGGCCATGGAAAGGCTGGAGGCCATCGGCGACATCAGCGAGATGCCCCTGCGCCGCTGGATCATGTACTTCTTCGTCACCGAGCACATCGCCACCACCCTCAACTACCTCTTCCAGCGCCTGCGCAACTACGCCGTCTTCGCGCGGCACGTGGAGCTCAACCTCGCGCAGGTGGTCATGCGCGCGCGCGACGCCGACGGGGACGTGGTCTACAGCCGCGTCTGGAACGAGAGCGGCCTGGGCGCCTTCTCGCAGCTCATGGGTCGCATCTCGAATGACCTCGCCGCCACCGTGGAGCGCGCGGGTCGCGGCGATCTCCAGGAGGAGGAGATCGAGCAGTTCATGTCCGAGATCGCCTACCAGGACAACTCGGGCGACGTGCAAGAGATCCTGCGTCAGCCCGCCGTCAATGACGCCGAGATTGATTCTGTTGAACTGTCTTTCAGGTTCAAAGTCACGGGGCCAGTGGTCTTCACGCAGAGGCGGCAGATCCAGGATGTCAACCGCCGCGTCGTCGCGCACGCCAGCGCTCTCAGGGCGCAACACCGGGACCTGCCCGAGCGCCACGCCGACGTGCCTCTGCCGCCCCTGCCCGCGGGGCCGGAACCGCCGCTGCCGCCGGGAGCGCGTCCGCGACACCGCTTCTAAAAGCGCACCGCGGCACGGTCGTGGCCCCGCGCAGCTACGGGCTCATGCAATGCGTGGACACGGCCACCAACTCACCCGTAGAAATCAAGTACCATCTGCATCTCAAGCACGCCCTCACCCGCCTCTACGAGGTCAACCTCAGAACCCTGCCCCCGGACCTGGATCTCCGCGACACCATGGACAGCTCCCAACTGCGCGCCCTCGTCTTCGCTCTCCGCCCCCGCCGCGCCGAGATCTGGACCTGGCTCCCGCGCGGGCTCGTCAGCCTCTCCGTCCTCGAGGAGCCCCAGGGTGAGTCCCACGCAGGCGAACATGAAAACCACCAGCCAGGGCCGCCACTCCTGAAGTTCCTCCTCAAGGGACGCGCTGTGTATCTCGTGGATGAGGTACAGCCCGTGCAGCGCTGCGAGTACTGCGGACGCTTTTACAAGCATCAGCACGAGTGCTCGGTTCGCCGGCGGGATTTCTACTTTCATCACATCAACAGCCACTCGTCCAACTGGTGGCAGGAAATCCAGTTCTTCCCAATCGGCTCTCATCCTCGCACGGAGCGGCTCTTTGTCACCTACGATGTAGAAACCTACACCTGGATGGGGTCCTTCGGCAAGCAGCTCGTCCCCTTCATGCTGGTCATGAAATTCTCGGGGGACCCAGAGCTGGTCGCCCTTGCTCGCGATCTAGCCGCGCGCTTACGCTGGGATCGCTGGGAGCGGGACCCCCTCACCTTCTACTGCGTCACACCCGAAAAGATGGCCGTGGGCCAGCAGTTCCGCCTCTTTCGCGACGAGCTCCAGACCCTCATGGCCCGCGAGCTCTGGGCTTCCTTCATGCAAGCCAACCCACATCTCCAGGAATGGGCGCTCGAGCAGCACGGCCTGCAATGCCCCGAGGACCTCACCTACGAGGAGCTCAAAAAGCTGCCGCACATCAAAGGCCGCCCGCGATTCATGGAACTCTACATCGTCGGGCACAACATCAACGGCTTCGACGAGATCGTCCTCGCCGCCCAGGTCATCAACAACCGAGCCTCCGTCCCGGGCCCTTTCCGCATCACCCGCAATTTCATGCCGCGAGCAGGCAAGATTCTCTTCAATGACGTCACTTTCGCTCTGCCTAACCCCCTCTCGAAGAAGCGCACCGATTTCGAGCTATGGGAGCACGGCGGCTGCGACGACTCGGATTTCAAGTACCAGTTCTTGAAAGTCATGGTCAGGGACACCTTCGCCCTGACGCACACCTCGCTCCGCAAGGCCGCACAAGCTTACGCCCTCCCCGTGGAGAAGGGCTGCTGTCCCTACAAGGCCGTGAACCATTTCTACATGCTGGGCTCTTACCGTGCGGACGATCGAGGATTCCCGCTCCGGGAGTACTGGAAGGATGACGAGGAATACGCCCTCAACCGCGAGCTGTGGGAGAAGAAAGGAGAGGCGGGTTATGACATCATCCGCGAAACGCTGGACTACTGCGCCATGGACGTTCTCGTCACCGCCGAGTTCGTCGCCAAGCTGCAAGACTCCTACGCGCACTTCATCCGCGACTCGGTCCGCTTGCCCCACGCCCACTTTAACATCTTCCAACGGCCCACCATCTCCTCCAACTCGCACGCCATCTTTCGCCAGATTGTTTTCCGCGCCGAGCAGCCCCAGCGCACCAATTTCGGCCCCGGCCTTCTTGGCCCCTCGCACGAGTTGTATGAATACGTGCGCGCCAGCATCCGCGGGGGGCGCTGTTATCCCACCAACATCGGCATCTTCTCGGAGCCCATCTATGTTTACGACATTTGCGGCATGTACGCCTCCGCCCTCACGCATCCCATGCCGTGGGGTCCGCCCCTCAACCCCTACGAGCGAGCAATGGCCGCCCGCGAGTGGCAGATGGCCTTGGATGATGCATCCTCAAAAATAGACTATTTTGACAAGAAACTCTGTCCCGGCATCTTCACCATCGATGCGGACCCCCCTGACGAGCATCTGCTTGATGTGCTGCCCCCGTTCTGCTCGCGCAAGGGCGGCAGACTCTGCTGGACTAACGAGCCCCTGCGCGGCGAGGTGGCCACCAGCGTGGACCTGGTCACCCTGCATAACCGCGGCTGGCGCGTCAGGATCGTGCCCGACGAGCGCACCACCGTCTTTCCCGAATGGAAGTGTGTCGCGCGCGAATATGTCCAGCTCAACATCGCGGCCAAGGAGCGCGCCGACCGTGACAAAAATCAGACCATGAGATCCATCGCCAAGCTTCTCTCCAACGCCCTCTATGGCTCCTTTGCCACCAAGCTTGACAATAAAAAAATAGTCTTTTCTGACCAGATGGATGAAAGTCTCCTAAAAAGCATTGCGGCAGGGCAAGCCAACATCAAATCCTCCTCGTTTCTAGAAACTGACAACCTGAGTGCCGAGGTCATGCCCGCTCTCGAGAGGGAATACCTACCCCAACAGCTGGCGCTCGTGGACAGCGACGCGGAAGAGAGTGAGGACGAGCACAGACCCGCCCCCTTTTATACCCCCCCGTCGGGGACCCCTGGTCACGTGGCCTACACCTACAAGCCAATCACCTTCTTGGATGCGGAGGAAGGGGACATGTGTCTGCACACGGTGGAAAAGGTGGACCCCCTGGTGGACAACGACCGCTACCCCTCGCACGTGGCCTCCTTTGTCTTGGCGTGGACGCGCGCCTTTGTCTCAGAGTGGTCCGAGTTTCTCTACGAGGAGGACCGCGGGACGCCCCTGCAGGACAGGCCAATCAAGTCCGTCTACGGGGACACCGACAGCCTGTTTGTCACCGAGCGCGGACACAGACTCATGGAGACGCGAGGTAAGAAGCGCATCAAAAAGAACGGGGGAAAACTGGTTTTTGACCCCGAGCAGCCCGAGCTCACCTGGCTCGTCGAGTGCGAGACCGTCTGCGCCCACTGCGGAGCGGACGCTTTTGCTCCCGAGTCGGTCTTTCTTGCGCCCAAGCTCTACGCCCTGCAATCCCTCCTCTGTCCCGCCTGCGGACGCTCTTCCAAGGGCAAGCTCCGCGCCAAGGGCCACGCCGCCGAGGCCCTCAACTACGAGCTCATGGTCAACTGCTATCTCGCCGACGCGCAGGGCGAAGACCGTGCCCGTTTCAGCACCAGCAGGATGAGTCTCAAGCGCACCCTTGCAAGCGCCCAGCCAGGGGCCCACCCCTTCACCGTGACGGAGACCACCCTCACGCGGACCCTGAGACCCTGGAAGGACATGACGCTGGCCGCGCTGGACGCCCATCGTCTCGTGCCCTACAGTCGCAGTCGTCCCAACCCCCGAAACGAGGAAGTCTGCTGGATCGAGATGCCGTAGAGCACGTCACCGAGCTCTGGGACGTCTCGAACTCCTCTCGCAGACCCTCGCCAAGATGCCCATGGCCGACGGACTCAAGCCCCTGAAAAACTTTGCTTCCCTGCAAGAGCTCCTCTCGCTGGGCGGGGACCGCCTCCTCGGCGAGCTCGTCCGGGAAAACCTCCAAGTTAGAGACATGCTCAACGAGGTGGCCCCCCTCCTCCGGGACGACGGCAGCTGCATGTCCTTGAACTACCACCTGCAACCCGTCATCGGGGTCATCTACGGCCCGACCGGGTGCGGCAAGTCCCAGCTGTTGAGAAACCTGCTCTCCTCGCAGCTCATCACCCCCGCCCCGGAAACCGTTTTTTTCATCGCCCCGCAGGTGGACATGATCCCCCCCTCCGAGATGAAAGCCTGGGAGATGCAGATCTGCGAGGGGAACTTCGCCCCGGGGCCCGAGGGAAACCATCGTCCCCCAATCTGGCACCCTCCGCCCAAAATTCATTAAAATGTCTTATGATGATCTCACCCAGGAGCATAATTATGATGTCTCTGACCCCAGAAACGTCTTTGCCAAAGCCGCAGCCCACGGGCCCATCGCCATCATCATGGATGAGTGCATGGAAAACCTGGGCGGGCACAAGGGCGTCTCCAAATTCTTCCACGCATTCCCTTCCAAGTTGCATGATAAGTTCCCCAAGTGCACGGGCTACACCGTCCTGGTGGTCCTGCACAACATGAACCCCCGGCGGGATCTGGGTGGCAACATCGCCAACCTCAAGATCCAGGCCAAACTGCACATCATCTCCCCCCGCATGCATCCCTCCCAGCTCAACCGCTTTGCCAACACCTACACCAAGGGGCTCCCCGTGGCCATCAGTCTCCTCCTCAAGGACATCATCCAGCACCACGCCCAGCGCCCCTGCTATGACTGGATCATCTACAACACGACCCCAGAGCACGAGGCCATGCAGTGGTGCTACCTCCACCCCCGGGACGGGCTCATGCCCATGTACCTCAACATCCAATCCCACCTCTACCGGGTCTTGGAAAAAATCCACCGCACTCTCAATGATCGGGAGAGGTGGACCAGGGCCTACCGCGCGCGAAAAAATAAATAATAAAGATGCTTTGCTGTTTGAATCAGAATATGTGTTTATTGAATCATTTATTTTGCTGCTGCTGTTCGCGGAGCTCGGACACCTGCTGGGTCAGGGCGGCCAGCTGGCGGCTCAGGGCTTCCAGCTCGGCCAGCAGGGCCAGCAGTTCTCCTCGGCGATGATGGAACTGGGCACAGAGGGGCTACTGCTGCTGCTGGGCATGTAGCTCGAGGCCAGTCTCGTCGCTGTCATGGCGGCTGCGGCTGCCGCGGCTGCGGCGGTGCTGTCAAGCGACGAGTTCCCCACGGTCGCGTAGGTCATGGTCGAGGAATTTGCTGGAAGCACTGGGCGCCCGTCCACCGTCGATCCCATCACATTCTGACGAACTCCGGCCCATCCTGGCAGGCGGGTTGTCAAATAAGGGCTAAAAAGCCCCCCTTCGAAGGCCCCGCCGGTCCCGTTCATGATGTCTGCAGAAAAGCAAAAAGACCCTCGTAAGACACCCGCCTTTATAGTCACCTTAGCCACGCCCACTACTCAAACCTACCTCTAATCTGTGTCCTCCCCACTGGAGCTGAACTCGGTCCCGGTACAGGCCATCACCAGGTGGTCTGGTCTCAGCTCCTCGGTCACATCCAGGGCCACTGGCTGCATCCTGGTGTGTCTGCCCCCGCACTCGCAAGCGCGCACCCTGGACTTGGTCTCATCGTATCTCAGGATCTTGTACACCGAGACATCCATGTCAAAGATGCCGTTCAGGTTCACCCTGGAGAAGGCATCGTTCTCCAACAGCAGCTTGGTCTGGCTAAAGTTGCACTGGTACGGCTGGAAGGTGCCCCTTCTGGCGCCCAGGTGCATGTGGCACTTGATCAGCATGTTATTCTCAAACACTGGCCACTTCTTTCTGGGGTGGGAGGTCACATGGATGTTCTTCAGGATATGACAGACCCCCGAGTCGCAGTCAGCATGTTGTACATGCGCTCATCCGTGCAGCCCTTCACCATATTATGCTTCAGAGAGGCTGTGCCCTTCACCAGGCAGAAGCAGCCCGTCTCCAGGGAAGAGCAGTGCCTCACTCTAGCATTGCCCTCGGTAGAGACTCCCAGGTAGCATTTCTCAAACACACACTGCTTCACAGACATCTCGCTCTTGGGTCTTCCGACCACGCCCATCCAGCAGCCATAAAACTTACATCCCCTGATCTTGGAAGCGCCCCAGACCTCTGCGCACATATTGTTAAAGCCGAAAAAGTCGCAGCCATGCAGGGTCATGTGGCTGTTGGCCATGAACAGCACCCCATTAAACTTCTCTCCATTGAACTTCATGTTCATAAAGATCATGGAATTCATATTCATCACTCCGGCTCTCATTCCCATCATGCAACACCTAAAGGCGGCCTTGTCCAGGGTATCAATGACCACCTCTGCCCCGTTCCCCGAGATGTAGCAGCATGTCTGATATTCACGGTCTTGGTCACTATGTACTTGCAATCTGGGCGCAGGGCTATCTTGGCATACTTCTTAATAGCCTCCTCCCAATCCTCATCTGGGTTCAACCAATGGGTTTTTATCTGCTCCAGGCCATATTTATCCTGCATCAGGCCCAACTCATCCCTGCACTCCTGCTGTAGCTCGTACCAGGTAAGGCGCTCTGGGCGCTTGCGATTCATCAGACTGGCCGTCAGCTCGGTCATCATCCCGGTATTGCCCCCATCGCTCCTCTCCCTCTTCACTCCCCTGGCCATGGATGTCAGCACCTTGCTAAGCTCTGGGTACAGGCTGGATACCTGATTCAATCCAACTCCTCTTCCGACGGAGGGTCCAGACCGCTCCTCGGGTTCTCGTCCATGGCCTGCCTCATTTCTTCCTCCAACATGGATGTTTGTCTGTGTAGACGAAGAAGACCCGGAGCTGCTGGCTGTAGAAGCCAGTAGTTCAAGATTCTCTGTCCCCGCTGCCTGACCCATGCCCTCCACAGGTGCATGGCTGCGAAGTCCAGAATGTAGCCCCTGCTCAGTTGGGTGTTCTGGCTCCATTTGTCAACCAGAAAAACCACAAAAGCAACCCCGGCTGTAGTGCGCCCTGGGCTGGAAAAATCAAGGCTGTGGAGTACCCTTTCCTGGAAAAGGGACTGGTGGCCGAGATTCAGAGAATCTAGCAGGCCAGAGCAATCAGCAAAAAGATTTTCAAATTCCTCGTTATAATCCTTTTTAACTGTGTACACCAGGCGAGATAGAGGAGTTCCAAACCAGTGTCTCCAGAACCCGGAGCACCCGTCTGAACTATCCTCTACAAGCCGGCGTGTCTTGCTAAAGTCTGCAAGGATAGTCCACACATCCATCAGGAACTCCCTGAAGGTCTGTGCTCCAGTGCCCAGGTGTTGCCACTTATATAGAACTAAGCCCCGCCCATGAGTCATAAACCACACCTTGCATGCGTCACATATAATTTTTATTGTACAACTTTATTTACACATGACTAAGCGCAGCTGCGCCTAGTTTCCTGGGACGTTTCAAGCTCAGGTCCAAAGGTTCATCCCCACCCATGTCATGTAACAAGTCCTCAATTTTTTCAACAGCTGCTCGCCTCTCGCCACTGGGTCTGACTGGGGTGGGTCTGTGCACTTGCAGGGGCGTTTCGCCTGACAGATCAGGGGGACACGGGTGGTCTTCTTCTGAGGGTGATGACCATCCTCTGACACCGGACCTAGAAACAAAATAAACCACACTTAGCACAGCTGTTGAAGCATCACCCAGTTATGTCTTAAGCACTCAGCCTCTCTCACATTCACTCCACTTACTGTAAATAAAGCTGAAGTTCTTTTTCATGTAACACAGAGCACAGGAGGCGTTCGTGTCTCCGGTCTTATCCCGGTGGTACTGGCAGGATTTACAGCCTTGCCCGGGCACCTCAGGATTGTCCAACACAAAATGCTCTTCCACAACCACACAAGCATAGTCTGAGATTAGAGCCATGCTCTGCTCACCCTGTTCGTCCTCTGAATCGCTGGGAGGAAAACCTTCCTCATAACACCGGAGGTCTAACTCGTCCTCCTCTTCCAATTCAGGTATGGGTGACAGAGTTGGAGTATGAAGTGGAGTAGGTAGAGCTTCGCTGGCTATGTCAGCCTGAAGAATCAGAGATTCTGGAAATATTAAATTCACAGCATCTTCGTTCGGGTCGTCCTCCTGGGCATCTACCTCCAAATCATAGAGGTCCTGAAGTGTGGGTCCCAGCTCGAACGGAGTTGGTTGCAGTTCATCCTCCAATACTGTACTCACAAAGTCATCCAGCAATAATGCGGCCATGTCCAAGGGCACAGTTCCAGGCAGGAGGCGCAGGTGTCTCATTTTTCTCACACTCTGGGAGCGGAGCTCAGAGAAATCTCTACTCGCTGGCACTCAAGAGTGGCCTCTTGACGGGCTCGACTGGTTTAAATACCCTGTGGATCAGCTGATCTGTGACATAAACACCGGACTTTGACACGGACGCGGAAATTCGCGAAAAAACACCGCAATCGAAACCCACACGTAATCGGTCAAAGTCTCTCGGCCCTCGGTAAATATTCCGCCCTGGGCGGGACCGGTATTTTTCACTTTTCACTTCCTCATTCAGTTTTCGCGCCAAAATGACCTAATTTCACTTGCATCCGCCCAGAATTACCTCATATCCGGGCGTGGCCGCGGGAAAATCGGCCGTTTCCGGGTTTAAAGTCCGCTTTTTTATACGTCATCAGCCCCGCGACTTGCTTCCGGGCTAGGCCACGCCTCCGCGGCGACCGTTAGCCGTGCGTCGTGACGTCATTTGCATCAACGTTTCTCGGCCAATCAGCAGTAGCCCCGCCCTAAATTTAAAACCTCATTTGCATATTAACTTTTGTTTACTTTGTGGGGTATATTATTGATGATG